ACATTTTGTCTCAAAATAACATCCCACACAAACAATTATACATTCCGCTCAAAGATTATTCACAGTTCAAACCAGTTCCATTAGGGGATAAAATATACGTTTATCGCGGAGCAATTAGACAAAATCCATCATACTATAAGTGGAAAGAAATAGTGGAACCTTTAATGTCACATTTTGGAAAAAATAGAATATTGTTTACTCAAGGCCAAAACGTTCAGTATTTAGTAAAAAATGTTTATCCGCAATCCTTTGTATACATCAAACCCAATGAGAAAGGAGGAAATACTACTATGTGGGAGGTTGGTCACATGGGTATAAAAACACTAGGAAAGGGCCAACAGACTCTTCCCAATTTTACTGAATATACTGATCTATCTAACTTAGTATCCTTGATTGAGGCTGAAGAGAAATACATAGGAACTACTCGAACTGACGTTGCCAATGGATTAAATAAAATTTTTAAGGGCCCAGAATGGCTAGATTTAAGTTTTTGGAAATAATAATAGAGATATGGATATTGAAAATTTTAAATTAGAGATAGAGACCCAAGGTTATAGTATAGTTAGAAACGTTTTATCTGAAGACTATATCAAAGTTGCAAAACTCGAGCTTGAGAAAGCGATAGATCAGGAAATAAAATATCATGGAAAAACTTCATATTCTGATTTTGGAATGGTTCTCGTGTGTCCAATGTATCACAAAATATTTTGTGAGCTATTCGATATTCCAGTATTAACCGATTGTATAAACTCAGTGTTGGGTTCAGGGAGCATAACTTATGCGTATACGTCTTCTTCAATGCCGCCTAACAAAACTAATTATAGTAATCGAATACATAGAGACTGTCCAAGATTGATTCCAAACTATATCACAAACTTGGGTGCAACTATACTTTTAGATGATTTTACTGAAGAGAATGGAGCTACTTGGTTTCTTCCAAACTCTCAGTGGACCTCTGACCGACCTGATTCAGACTATTTTTATGAAAATTCATCTAGGCTGATAGAAAAAGCAGGTACTGTGTGGTTCTTTAACGCTAATTTATGGCATGCCGGTGGAAACAACCAGAGTAATAATTGGAGGCATGCGTTGACTATAAACATGATTAGACCTTGGATGAAACAGCGATTAGATTTACCTAAAATGGTTGAGTCTGAAGGTCTTTCAGAAATATCCAAACAAAAATTAGGCTTTTATTCACAAGTTCCAATTAGTTACGATGAATATTATGCCCCAATCGAAAAAAGAAAGTATAAACAGAAAATAGAATAATTATGAAGAATCAAGAAGCAATCGCTGCAAACATTGTCGTGCATTCAGCCATGTCAGAGTATTATAATGAAGTCGAACCTCATTTCAGACCTGAGAGTATTTCCAGAGTCAAAGGAATTATTGAAAACATACATACGAAAACCAGATTTAAAAGAGTTTTAGATCTTGGCTGTGGTACTGGGTTCATGATAGACATCGTTAAACCCTTTTGTGATGAGATAACTGGAGTAGATGTTACGCAAGCGATGATGGATCGTGTAGATCTTTCTGGAGAGTGCAAGATAAATCTAATTAATTGTGATACTGCAACAGTTGAAGTTCCAACAGAATATTATGATCTTGCAACTGCATATAGTTTTCTAGACCACTTAAATGATCTTATTCCCACTTTCAAAAAGTGCTATTCTTCTCTTAGAGAAGGCGGAGTGTTTTACGCTGATTTGAATCCTAATCTTTATTTTTGGGAAAAAATAAAAAGCTTAGATCGTAGCTTAAAATATAGCCCAATCGTTCAGCGGGAGATAGATGCAGTCTATGAAAAAGACAAGGAAATAGAAGAAAAATTTGGAATATCTGCTGAAACCTTCGTTAAAGCTGAATATTTTAAACATATTAAGGGAGGACTAAGCGAAGATGATTTCAAAGATGCGTTGTACTCAGTCGGTTTTAAGAAAGTCAACTTTGTTTATCACTGGTTTATAGGCCAAGCACAAATGATAAATTCTGACCCTGAAAACAAAGAGGTTCTTGTTAAGCAAGCAAGCCTATTGCATGACCATTTGATAGAATCTTTACCTGTTTCTAGAGACCTTTTTAAGTATATAGGATTCATTGCTGAAAAATAATCATGGACGCTTTTTTAGGTTTTGGAAAGTTTGCCAATCAGGTGATAGACCACTTTAATGTAACTGAGGAATTTGCGATATTTGATTCTAATGAAATTACAGGAAAAAATACTTTTAATTTCGATGATTATTTAAAATACTCAAAGGATTTCGAGTGGATTATTGCTATCGGCTATTTGCACTTAGTGAAAAAGCATGCAATAATGACCGACTTAATCAAATATTGCGCAAGTCTTAAAACATTAGTGCATCCTACAGTCAACCTTAGTAAAAATTCAGAAATTTTTCCAGGGAGCATAATTTATCCAGGATGTAATCTAGACCATCGGGTTAAAATACTATCTGGTGCAATATTGAATAACTCAGTCATTGTTTCTCATGATTCTTCAATAGGGGAGTGTTCATACATCTCTCCAGGAGTAATCTTATCAGGGGATGTCACTATAGGAAATAGATGTTTTATTGGAGCCGGGTCAGTGATCGCAAATAGTGTTTCAATAGGAGATGATTCAGTAATTGGAGTGGGTTCGGTGATAACAATGGACGTCCCTTCAGGCAGTCAAGTAATAGGCAATCCTATGAGATTCTTAAATAAAAAAATAAAATTGATCTAGTGAAAGTAGCGATCTTACAATCTAATTATATTCCTTGGAAAGGCTATTTTGAATTAATTAATGATTGCGACGTCTTTTGTTTTTATGATGAAGTGCAATATACTAAAAATGACTGGAGGAACCGGAATAAGATATTAGGAAAAAACGGAGATTTCTGGTTAACTATTCCAATAACGAAGGATTCCGTAAAAAAGAAGATATCTGAAGTTGAATTAATAGACTCTTCTTGGCAGGCACGCCACCTAAAATCAATAGAACAGAGCTATGTAAAATCTCCATTCAAAGAAGAAGTACTTTCCCTGATTAGACCCATTTATTTAGACAGAACCTGGACTAGCCTATCAGAATTAAATCAGTTCTTAATCAAAGAGATCTGCTCTTTTATCGGAATAACTACTCAGTTTAAAGAATCAAAAAATTTTACTTTGGATGGTGGAAAAGTAGATCGCTTAATCAATTTGATAGTACAATTAGAAGGAACTGTCTACCTTTCAGGACCTTCTGCTAGAAATTATTTAGCTGGGAGCGAAAGCTTATTTCTAGATAAAAAAATAGAATTACAATATAAAGAGTATGGTCCCTATTTAAAGTACTTAAACCATGAGACAGAGTCGGTCTCAATATTGGATGTACTCATGAATGTAAACAAAAGTGAAGTTTTATCATACATAACATCCTTAAAAAAATAAAATATCATGCCTATTAAAAAACACAGCCCTTACAAGATAGTTCAAATGTTTGAGGAAGAACTAGCTGAATATACTGGATCGCCCTATGCAGTCGCAGTAGATAGTTGTACAAGTGCTCTCTTCTTATGCTGTTCCTATTTAAAAGTAAAAGAAGTGACAATTCCATCTAAAACATATCTTTCTGTTCCTATGAGCATAATGCAAGCAGGCGGAGACGTAATATTTGACTGTAGAGTTCCTGCAAATCAGTGGACTGGTGCCTATCAACTATCTCCTTATCCTATATACGATGCGGCTAAGAGATTTACGTCAAATATGTACGTTCCAAATAGCTTTATGTGTCTTTCTTTCCACATAAAGAAAAAACTTGGGATAGGAAAAGGTGGAGCGATACTTACTAGTGATTTGGAAGCAGTTGAGTGGTTTAAAAAAGCTAGATATGAGGGTCGTAGTGAAAAATTTTATAAGGAAGATGATATCACAACGATCGGCTGGAATATGTACATGACTCCACAAGAAGCTGCCCATGGATTAGCTTTAATGCAAAACTATCCAGAGCATAATAGTGATTTAGAGGAAGTCAATGGTTATCGTGATCTTACTGAATTCACTATATTTAAAAATAACAAAAGAATATTATGAAAATATCAGTAATAGGTTTAGGCTTTGTTGGGTCAGCGATGTTTGAGAGCTTCAAACATCGAGGAGTCTCAAATTTGTCAGGATACGATAAATACAAAAAAATAGGTAAATTAGAAGAATGTTTAGATTCAAATTTAATCTTTTTAGCTTTACCTACTCCTTATCATGAAAAAAAAGCAGAATACGATAAAACAGCAATAATTGAAACACTTTCCAGACTCTCAGAAGAATCATTTACTGGTTTAGTAATATTAAAAAGCACAGTTGAGCCTGAGACTACCTGTGAACTATCTAAGAATTTCATTAACTTGAAAATAGTTCACAATCCAGAATTTTTAACTGAACGTACTGCGCTAGATGATTTTAACAATCAATCTCACATAGTCTTAGGAAAGGGCCCAAATTGCACAGAGGGTTCACTAGATCAGGCTGTCGATTTTTACTCAGAGTTCTATCCTAATGCAAAGATCTCCATCTGCGATTCAACTGAGTCTGAAAGCATGAAAATATTTGCAAACTCATTCTATTCAGTTAAAGTACAATTCTTCAATGAGCTCTATCTCTTGTGTGAAAAAATGGGATCTAGATATGAAATCATAAAGGATTTAATGTTGACAAACGGATGGATCAATCCCATGCATACTAATGTTCCGGGACCAGACGGAATGTTGAGTTACGGAGGATCATGTTTTCCAAAGGACACGAATGCTCTCTTAAGATACATGAAGAAGTACCAAACTCCTTCAAAAGTGCTTGATGCAACTGTTTTTGAAAGAAATGAAATGAGAAAGGACGATATTAACATCATAAAAGAATGAAATTAGGAGTCACCTACATAGTCTTTGATGGAATTGAACTTATTGAGCACTCAATAAAGCAGATAAGATCTCATGCGGATCACGTGATAGTTATCTATCAAAATTCCTCGTGGTTTGGAGTACCATTCAGTAACCAGGATCTAGTCACCCTAAAGAGATTACAAGGGATGGGTTTAATCAATGAGTTGGTCGCTTTTACTGATTTCGTTCCCATTCGAGACAAGACTCCCCAAGGAATAATGAGAGCTAAGAGCTACGAAAGAGAAAAGAGACAATTAGGTTTAAATTTATGCCTAAAGAGAGGCTGTACTCACTATCTTTGCATGGACGTTGACGAATTTTATCAGTCAGAACAGTTCGCAAAAGCAAAGGCTGAGATCATAGAGAAAGGCTATACACAAACGTCTGTTCGGTTCATCAATTATGTGAATATCCCGACAGTTCATCGTGGATACGACACTAATCGTGTGCCTTTCATATGTAAAATAGACTCTTCAACAAAGATGACTCCCTCATTTTTTACAAAATGTGATCCAACTAGGGGAATTACTGGATCAGGAAAGGCTAAACATGAATTTAATCCTAATGTGATCACTATGCACCACATGGAAACCGTCAGAAAGAACCTTGATTTAAAATACTCTTCTACTACTAGAGCAATATTTAATAGGGGCAAGACTGATGAATTGATAAAGAGCATAAAAAGTGTAAAGGAATCGAATCAATCTATCAACTTCAATAAGATAATTTATCCCGCTCTTAATTCTGTGAAGCTAACCCAGTGTGAAAACATATTTAAAATACCTTATCAGGAATGGTAAAAATAGAGAGATCTATATGTCTTACCGTCGTATCTAGGCGTGCTGAATTTGCAAAGATAGATTCATTCCATAAGGAAATAGGTCTTCCTCTAGTGAGATTTGATGGGGTACTAGGCTCAACCTTAACTCGTAAGTCTGTGGTGTTACTCCATTCAAGTTCTGTACATAAGTCGTTAGTCTTTACTGCAACTAAACGGGCACGATTAGCTATTGCCCTCTCTCACATCAATATCTGGAAGAGCCTAAAGAGCTATGGAGATTCCTATTCATTGATATTAGAGGATGATGTTGTCTTGACTAAAGATTCGATGGAATCAGTAAATTCTGCTCTAAATTCAATAAATTTCAATTGGGACATCCTATTTCTAGGTCACTCCGGAAAGCTTAAGGGAGCTAAAAAGGAATCCTTTGTTATAGCTCAAGGAGGACATTATCCTGATACGAATCATGGAATGTTTGCCTATGTGATAAATCCAAAGTCAATTGATAAAGTATTAAATGCTATAGGAAAGTTACAAAGAACACAGCACATAGACTGGCTCTTACGCGAAAAATATGGAAGATCAATCGTTGCAGTATACTGTAATCCTTCTATAATATCACATAACAATAAGATTCAATCTATCAGAAAAAAACTAGATAGAATATGAGCTCAATAATCATAGCTGAAATAGGAATAAATTATGCATACGGCAGTTCTAATATATAACAAATGAAAAATATCTTATTCTTATTAGTTGCTTTACTCTTGGTGAGTTGTAAAGTTACAAGTCAAACAAATAGAGAGTTATATGAACAATCCATGATTAACTCTATTAGACCTGATAGTTCTAAAATCTATAATAATCTAGTTCAGATTAATGATTCTAATCAAAATCTTATTAGAAAAACCATTAACAACGAGGAGTATATCTTAGTAGCTACTTGGAAGCAAAATGTTAGTTTCTATCAAAAAGATACTATTTTTAATACAGGATCTTATAACATTTGGGTAACAACAGCACCTGAGTTAAGGGAAAGAATTAAATTAGAATCTCCTAAAGACACTAATTTAAGATTGTTACAATTGTTAGGACTTCCACCAACATCTACGTATAGTTACTTTGTAGAGTTTTGGGTTAGACCACAGGACTTATTTAGACCGTGTCCAGATAGTGAGATATCGGATGGAAGTTGTGATTTATGTTTTCCAGAAGGAACTTCACAGGAACATATTAATTGGATAAACGAGAATCGTATTTCAAGATACTATCAGTGTGATTTATACAATCAATATCCGTGGGGTCAATTAGGATATACTTATGATTGGAATCCTAAAAATAAGTCACATGTTGGTTTAAGTGAGTTTATAATAGGAACTGATAAAACAATTTATGTCAATAGAATCGTGACTACTTCAGAATATCTAAAATAATTACCTATGAAAAGAATTAAACCATCAACTATATTGATAATTATATTAGCACTATCAATATTATCTACAACACTTTCTATCTTTTATTCAACTAAGTTGATGGAATCTCTAAAAAAGGTTGAACAAGAACAAGAAAATAGAATTCAATCTTTGAATTTAGCGGATGAACTTAGACAATCCTCAGATAATCTTACAAAATTTGCAAGAATGTATATCATAACTTCTGACGTAAAATATAAAAATTATTATAATGATATTGTTGATATAAGATCAGGTCTTAAAAGAAGACCATTATACTACAATGATATTTACTGGGATCTAAAATTAATCGGACATGAAGATACATCTACAGTTGATCCAATATCGTTTGAGAAAATAATGACTAATCTCAACTTTACAGATATTGAGTTTGAGTTATTAAAAAAATCAAAAAATGAATCGACTAAACTTATAGAAATAGAAGAAAAATCATTTTCAATAGTTGAGAATTTTACAAATGTAATAGAATCTGAAAAATTAATTTTTAGCACTGAATATTTAAAACATAAATCTAATATAATGATACCTATCTCCGAATTTAAGAGAAAAGTTGATGATAGAACAAAGATATCAATACGATCATATCAAAAACAGGCAGATATATATTTGGTTTATACAATAATACTATCTATTGCCTCTTTAATATTTTTATTTGTTTTAATGGTGACATTATATATAACTGATAAAAAAAATTATAAACTTTTATTTGATTTGAATAGAAATAATAATTATTTAGAACATGCCGCGAAAATACTAAGACATGATATGCACTCTGGTATTAATACCTATATTCCGAGAGGGGTGAGTTCATTAGAAAAAAGATTAACTGATGATAACATCAAAAAATTAAAAATAGAATCACCACTTAAAATGATAAAAGAGGGTTTGTTACATACTCAAAAAGTTTATAAAGGAGTTTATGAATTTACAAACTTGGTCAAAAAAGGTTCAGTTCTTAGTAAGTCTGAGTTTAATTTGAAGGATATCTTAGTTAGATACTTAAAATCAACCTCTTATTCAAACCAAGTAAATATTAAGGAATTAACTGTATTAGAAGTTAATGAGTCTCTTTTTTGCACCGCAATTGATAACTTGATAAAAAATGGATTGAAATATAATGACTCTGATTCAAAATTTGTAAATATTTATATAGATAATGGATATATCTGTATTCAGGATAACGGTAGAGGAATGTCACAACAAGAATTTGAATATTTATCTAAGCCTTATATGAGAAAAAAGAATCAAAATGAATCAGGATCTGGGTTAGGGCTTAATATATGCAAGGCAATTTTAGAAGAACATGGATTTGAAATATTTTGTGAAAAAAACAAAATAGGAACCAAAATAAAAATAAAAATAAAATAAATGAAAAAGGGATTTTGATTCTTATTATTCTTTATCTTTAAGATAACATAACAATAAGATTCAATCTATCAGAAAAAAACTAGATAGAATATGAGCTCAATAATCATAGCTGAAATAGGAATAAATTATGCATACGGCAGTTCTAATATAGCCTTTATGGAAAACGTTAAGCGTCTAATAGACGTTGCAAAAGTCGCTGGTGCAGACTATGTGAAGTTCCAAAAGAGGGATCCTGAGTCCTGTGTTCCTCAGAACGAGAGAGAAAAACCAAAGAGGGTTCCTTGGAGAAAGGAAGAAGCTACTTATCTGCAGTATAAAAAGGACATTGAACTTGGGCAAAAGGAATATGATGAGATTGACGATTATTGTAGAGAAAAGGGAATCGGATGGTTTGCATCAGTTTGGGATAAAGAATCAGTGGATTTCATGCGAAGATACACTAGTCCTTTGCCCGATGGGAAATGGGGAATCATGCTCAAGATACCTTCAGCTTTAATAACTGACCTCGATTTAGTACAGTATGCTAAAGAGTGTTCGGATTTTCTGCTCATCTCTACTGGCATGAGCACGCAGAGCGAAATAGATCGTGTGATAGAGATCGGCGAGCCTGATGTGGTATTCCATACCAACTCGACTTACCCTGCTCCCAATAACGAATTGAATCTAGACTACATAACCTACCTGAATCACATCTCTGGAGAGTTCAAGAAGAGATTTGAGGTTGGTTATTCGGGTCATGAGTTTGGTCTTACTACTACTGTCGCCGCCAATATCTTGGGAGCCAAGTGGATCGAACGACACATAACTCTAGACAGGACTCTCTGGGGTAGCGATCAGATGTCCTCAGTTGAACCGCAAGGTCTCATTAAATTAGTAAAGAGCATCAAGGACGTTGAACTCGCCAGGGGAGGATATGGCGCTCGAGAAGTCCATAAGTCAGAAAAAGAAAAAAGAAAAACTCTTAGAGGAAAATGAAGATAACACCAAAAAAAGTATTACAGTTCTTTGAGGGCAACATCAAGATGTTGGGAGATAAGTTCTATCTTTTACCCGATCATGAGAGAGAACAAGTGTTCTTTAGGTCTCAGATCTGTCGGGAGGAATGTGTGAAATTAGGCTATTGTGTCTACTGTGGTTGCGATGTGCCAGGTAAACTTTACGTGAAGGAATCCTGTAACGGAGGAGAGAGGTTTCCAAATCTAATGTCGAAGAAAGACTGGGAAAATTATAAGAAGAAAAATAAAATCAAAATAATGAGCGATGGCAAAATTGAATAAAATTAAATTTGCGATAGTTGGAGCAGGTCACATCGGCAAGAGACATGCAGAAATGATATGTCGGGAGACTCACGCAGAACTTGTCGCAATAGTAGACGTTAGATCTAAAGAAGAGTGTGAAGTTGATCAATACTCAGTTCCCTTTTTTAATTCAATGGAAGATTTATTGGGAGCCGGAATAGATTTTGATGTTGTGAACATTTGTACACCTAATGGTTTACATGCGGAACAAGCTATTAGTGCTCTAGAAGCTAAAAAGCACGTAGTTGTTGAAAAACCAATGGGCTTAACGAAAGACCAGTGCGAGCGAGTCATCTTCAAAGCTCTTCAACAGTCTAAGCAGGTATTTTGTGTTATGCAGAATAGATATTCTCCTCCCAGTGAATGGATTAAAAACGTGATAGATAATGAAGCTTTAGGAAAGATATTCATGGTCCAATTGAACTGCTATTGGAATCGAGACGATCGGTACTACAAGAAAGGAGGTTGGAAAGGTACACAAGAACTAGATGGAGGAACTCTTTTTACGCAATTCTCGCATTTTATCGATATCATGTATTGGTTGTTTGGTGATATCGATAACATTCAAGGCAAATTTGCCGACTTTACTCACAAAGATTCAACTGATTTTGAAGATTCAGGATTAGTTAATTTTGATTTTATCAACGGTGGAATGGGATGTATAAATTATTCTACTGCAGTCTCCGATCAAAACCTAGAAAGTTCAATAACTATTATTGGCGAAAGAGGTAGTGTTAAAATAGGCGGCCAATACATGAATGAAGTAGAGATTTGTAACATAAAAGATTATGATATGCCTATATTAGCTCCTACTAATCCGGGAAATGATTACGGTTCATACAAAGGATCTGCCGCTAATCACAATTATGTGATCAAAAACGTCATTGATACTCTTAGAGGAAGAACGTCAGCCACTACTAATGCCTTAGAAGGATTGAAAGTCGTAGAAATTATAGAAAGAATTTATAAAGTTAGAAATAGTTATTCTGTAAATTCAAAGAAGACAAATAAATGATATATTACGTTGACATTGATGACACGATATGCACCTTGAAGGAACCGATGCAGTATGAGTCAGCTCAGCCAATTCCGCTAGCTATTGAAAAGATCAATCTACTCTATGAGGAGGGTCATAGGGTCGTTTTTTGGACCGCTAGAGGAACCTTAAGCGGCAAGGATTGGAGACAGTTAACTGAGAGCCAACTTGAGTCTTGGGGAGTAAAGTATCATGAGCTCAAGTTCGGAAAACCCGCCTACGATTTCTTCATAGACGACAAAAACATAAATTCACATGACTGGCTCAACTCGTCTAAGTAAGGTCCTGGTCCTGGGAAACTCTCCGCAGATAAACAGGATAGACTTTGACAGGCTAAAACCAGGCATAGTGACTCTAGGGGTGAATCGAATTTGGCTAAAGCACATTCCCGATTATTTCTTCTTTCACGACGTTCAGATATTGACTGAACTTGAGAGAAATCCTGAAGCGGTTGCCCAACTCATGTCCCAGTCCAAGTGTTTCTCTAGCGATTGGCTTAAACACGGCATAAAGAGACCAATTCCTTCCTGGATAGAGATGTACAATAGATCAAATAAGATCGCCTTTCCAGATTCAGTAAGCACTGCGATCAATCTTTTTTCTTCTAATTTTGCTCCTGATAAAAAGGTGACTTACTATGTTGCTGGTGTCTCTCTCAAATGGACCAATCCAAGCCACTTTTGGAAAGAGATAGAATACTCTTCTCTAAACAACTTGAATGAGTCATGGTACTCTAGTAGGTTCGTTAGGATGCTTGAAAACTTTAGAACGCTTAGAGCTAGGGGAATCAAGCTCGTCTCAGTAAATCCAGACTCAAACTTGAATAAGGTCTGTCGATACGAGAGCATTGACAACTTGTATCGCTAGCTAATCACGGCAGTTCCAGCTCCGGGAACGATTATCGTTGCAGTTCGGACGTAAGTATCGATCGCGGTTGATGCCAAGCCTGCGAATTTATCCGATGCTGCAGCTATTGCCAGGTCACTCACGTCCTTTCCGCCGCTATTTTTTGTGACTCTAATGAATTCTAGCATCGCTTGTCTAAAGGCCTCCTCTAGGGCAATATCTAATGTCTTCTTTATCAGTGGCATATTACTGTGTTTTTGTTACTTGACTTAATTCAGTTCCGGTTAGGGGAACGACTGGCGGAGATGTTGGAGCTCCTAGGTTTCCTACATGAGTGTGAGCGTTGAAGAGCCTCTGAAAAGTCTCTCCCTTGATCACTGCCTCAAGAGCTCCTGTTCCCAATTCTATGTTTGGGGAATCCACTACAACCTTGTTTGAAGTGGTCACGGTTATCAGGTTATCTGGATCAATGTTTATGTTTGCTTCTTTTAATGATATCGTCAGGCCCTTACCTACTGAGAACCAGATCTTCAATTCTTGATCTCCGTCGAAAAGGATCATGTGAGAGCCCTCATACTCAGTGTTTAACTCATCTTTAACGTCTTGTGCAAGCTCGTGAATCCCAAAATACTCCGGTGAGTATGGATTACCGTTATCGAATCTAACCGCAACTACGCTATTTAGCTTGGGAACAGAGAGCGAACCTCCCTTACCTTCCTGGCCGAAGAACATGGGCTTGGTCTTGGGATAGGCCCATGGCAGGTCCTCTGTCGCTAGGTCCTCATGTATTCCAAAGACTCTGACCCTAGCTCTGCCCTCCTTTCGCGGATCGTCTATTGCTTCAATCACTCCTAGGAATTGTTTATCCACCAAGTCCTCAAAGTCCCTATTTGCTATGTCGTGATTCGTCATCTTTAGATTATATCTTTCTTCTTTTCCAGGTTTTAATTATTGTCCATATATGTTTCCTAAGTCTTTTACTGAAGGATTGATGAACTGAGTTGCCGCGGCTAGGCTAGGATTGATCAGTCCACCTATGGATTGTAGAGAAGCCTGGACCTGACCTGCAGCATTGCTGATCGAATCTCCAACTAGAGGCAAGTTGCTTGCACTGTTCAAGAAGTTAGCTCCTTGAGCATTGGCGTTCCTGGTGCTCCAAGGATTGTTTACGTCTGAGATCGATGGATCATCCACCAACTTGGTTCCGTCTTGATACTCGCTCTCCTCCTCAAAGAAACCTATGTTTATGCTAAACTGATTGGCTGCCGGTTCCTTTGATGGGCTCACTCCAATAGAATTACCTCCAGCAAAGCTTTTGCTGAAATCGAAGGTGCACTGTCTGCACTTAAATTTTACGTATCCGAACTGTTTTAGCGCGCTAGCGATATCTAGTTCACTGGAAAAAGCGCTTCCTGCGTTTGCTAACTGTGTCGCAACCGTGTTGATTCCAGCAGTGTTGATGCCAAAGGTATTTGCTAGAGCACCGGTGTTTCCTCCGAGAGTATAACGAATGTTCCTTGCCTCAGCTACATAGATGTCCATCGCAAACCATTGTAAGTTATCAGGAAGTCTCTCCTTAAGGTGAGTCTTATCAAAGATTGCTCCCCTATAGAGATTTGCAAGCTCAGTGATTCTTAAATCTAGTGCTTCTAGTGTAGTTATACTGACTGTTGCTGACTTTTCTCCTTTCACGATATCAGTTCCCTTAGTCCACATGGCGTCAAGCCCAGTAATGGATTGAAAGTACCATGGAGCGTTGAATGTGATGTATTCAAGTATCTCCTTGAAAATCTTTATCTGTGCTTCCTTGTCCTTATGCCCGACTGATCCAAAGTATCTCTGTGCGCTGTTTGATGCCTCAGGCTTGGCAAAGAGTGGACTAGTCCACAGGATGTCTCCAAACGGAGAGGTCTCCTCAAACCTAAAGTCCAGTGAAAATGTCAAAAAGGTCGGCTCGTCATATCGATCAAACATGAGACCCTTTCTAAAGGTGTTTACCTTGTTCTGTATTCCGTAAAAGTTATGCATTTAGGGTGGTGATTGTTTTTGATGGTGTCCATTCTCTCTTCGCTAAGATCAGCTCAGTAGTGAAGAACATTTTTTCTTTGGAGTCAAAGTGATACTTAGCTCCCTTCACGTAATATTTTCCGCTCAATTGAGAGTCTATTGCGTCTGAAACCGACTCACGGTTTAGCGCATTCTCGTCCTTCTCCTCCAGGTTGGCTTCCTTTCTTAACTTTTCTGCCATTTTCATGGTGATCACTATTGGAATGGAGGATCCTCGAACTACATTGAAGTTTATGCCCTTTAGCTTTACTCTAAGTTGTAGCTTTTCTAGTTCTAACATGTTGTGAAAGTTGAATACCCTAGCTGCGTTCCAGTGTTCGTGAGTGTTTCCGTAATTGATATTCATCCACTTCTTGTGACCTATCTCAGTCATCCCCTCGTTTTGAGGAACTAACGCAACCTGATCTGCTGCTCCAGGCGAGCTTAGTGGAACTGTGAAAAATTCCTTCTTTTTCTTGGCCTCATCGGGCTCAAAGTGATCATAATAATAGATCTTTTTCTTGTACCCGGCAGACCTTAAGACGTTTCCTTGGTCTGAGACAAGACTTGCCTCATAGATGTAATTACTCTTTTCCTTGTATCCAGGTAGGGTAGTTAAAAAGTTTATCACGGTCTGCTCATTGACTTCAGCCTTGGCCTGAGAATTCTTTTGAGTCTGGTCAGAGTCCGCAAGTAGCGAATCGACGGATGACATAAAGGTCAGATCAGACTCATCAGGAATCACCTGAGCGTTGACCTCAATCAAGGACAACATCAGCTCCTTACTTATGAATGATGTAAAGAAAGAATCATCGTCCTGATACGCGTGCTCTGAAATGTGCTTCACAAAATTAAGAGGACTTGTGCTAAAGTTTATCCAGGTCATGGCATCGTTAGGAGTGTAATCGTTTTCAAAGAAACCCAAACCCAATTCAGTGCACACCTGTTGAAGCGCCTCCTTAGAAGTCACATTGGGATAGCTTCTAGACACGTTGTTATGTAGCCTAGGAATGAATAACTCTCCGCTAACAACGTAAGTCGTGTTCTTCGTCAATTCTATTTTGTCTCCAGGATTAGGTTCAGTCATTGACTTCATGCTAGTTATCATAAAGTCAGCCCTTACTGGTTTTAATTTATCACTCGGCGATTTTATGTAGAGACTTGCTAACAGGTGAGTCTTGGGATAGTGATTTCCAGCAAATTCACCTGATGAGTCTACGAATACCATCATCATTTTAGGTAAGAATCCGGTCTCATCAATGGTTAGCTTTAAGATATTCGTGACTATCTGTCCTCCGATCTTTACGAAAGGAGTCGTGGACCCAGCCTTTTGTGCGTTGTCTGGAAAGGACTTTGAGTCTTTAGTAATGGACCCGGTCGTGCTGTCCTTTGACGTGTCTAGATCAAAGAGGTCCACCATCTTTATCGATGGCTGTATGGTAGTCTTTAGGGTCTGTTTAAATGCCATCCTTAGATATTTCCGTTATTTCTTAACTGGTCCTGTATCCTGTTTCTAGTGATAGTTGTGCTCTGTGTTGAGGTCGCTCCCTGAGTCATGTCCGGTCCGAATATCGTCTTACCGTCCACCACTCTAACGTTTTGTGCCCCCGTCAAATTCACGTTAGGAGGCACTACTTCTGATACTTTAGTTCTTATTGATTCAAGTCTCTTCTTATCCTTGTTCGATTTAGGATTCATGAGCCTTTCCTCATTCTTCTTTTGAGGTTCAGTACCCTTTTCTGGCACCACTTTGGGTGCGACGATCATTTGTCTGGTCTTACTCAGAGTGGGTACTAGTATGATCTCACCAACGTTTAACGAAAACGGATTTGAGACACCGTTGTATTTTAATATCACGTCCCAAAGCTCGTAGTCTGAATAGACTCTCATTGACATGATGTCAGGTCTCATTATCTCAAACTCGCTCACAAAGACGTTTCCATAGCCGGTGCCAGTCTCGTCGAACTTATACGTAGCGCTCACTAGATCAACTTTACGTTCTCCGCTCTCTAGCGTCTCAAACTTTTTAGTTCTTAATAATCTACTAATTAACATCTTAATCCTTAGTTTTTAGTTCTTGGAAGTAACTAGGAAGTATCGGAGAGTTTCCAAAGCTTTCTCCATACGCTCTAGTGACGCTTCTCTTAAAGTATTCAGTCAACTCAGTAGGAGCTGCGCTCTCCTGTATGCTACCTGCTGATGCTTGCATGTCTCTTCTAGCCTGAACCCCAGCATCGATTGCCGTGTCTAGAGCATTTGAGAGCCTAATACTATTGTATTCTCCATATGAGTTGAATGCACTAGCAGGTTGTTGTAACGCAGTGATTCCCATGTCGCCGGCTCCAGAGTTAAACATGGATTCGATGTCCTGTTTTGCTCTAGGCCTACCTGGTTCCAGAATCACCGTAAACTTCATGCCGACCGGAAAGTCACTGTCTCCTAGCTCTTCAGTAAAGGACAAGGTAGTCTTGTCTAGACACAGGTTACCTATTACTGCGACGGGATCCATGGGATTTCCTACAGTTAGGTGCCATTCACCGACTGCTCTACCGTCAAGTAAAGCTCTCAATATTAGAGGCTTTTGCATCAGCGGTCCTAGTCTAGCAGCCACGATCTGTTGAAGGACTGGATTGTTCGCAGCAAGCTCAGTTATCTGCTTGGTCACAGCTTCCTGGTCAGTTGCTGATGCGAATTGTGTGGCGATGCTGTCCACAAACTTCTTAAGTTCCTCAGCCTTTTCAATAGTCATTCCTCCAAGTTGAGTCAAGAGGTCCTTTGCTCCTCCTATGTAATCCCCTGACTCCATCTTTTCATTATTGAGTCCAAGGGCAATGTAACCGGTCTTCTGCCAGTAACGATACGATCCTCCCCAAAACAGGGCCTTGTTGTATGTAAGGGCTAGAAAGTTGCTCAAAAGGTCCATCATTGCTACCTTTGGATTGATGTTACCATAGGATCTCATGGTGTACTCAAAGTTCAGGGTTATCTGGTGAGTAAAGGTGAATCCTCGATTTCTAATATACGTCTTATCGATGACGTTGATTGGTCCCAATACACGATTCCAATATGCGCCACTCTTCCAGTTTTCAGCAGTGAAATCCTGTAGAGTCTTATCGTAACCGCTGGCTTGGTGCGGGTTATTGGGATTGTTGAAGAAGACTGCCTGTAGAGCTCCCCTAAGTGTTGTGCTACTTTTATCTAGTCCTAACGCATCTAATATCGCTGACGAATCTACTTCGTTTCCCTGTACCTCCTGCACTTCCGCAGTTGCCGTCTTATTCCAGTTGAATCCATAGGTAATTCCAAGCACATTAGCTAGGGAATTAGAGGTCTCTCCTCCCCACCAGGTGACTGCCTGTGCGATAGGTACCAACGGTAGGTTTTTTTGAGCCACTCTCAAGTTATCCTCAACTGGGATTGGATAGCGTCTAAGGGTAAGCAAACGATTGTTTGGAATCCTGCCGTACCACTTGCACCAGAGAAAATCGTTGTATTGATATGGATAAGGAAATAGCGGACCATCCTGATCGCTACCGTGATCTTGTGCCCATTTTATTAGGACGGATGCTGTAGGATTCTCAATAGTCTTTCTTCTCTCCTCATGTAGAGTATCCCTACCTAGTATGGTATTCTGATATACGAGTCTGTGTTTAGAAATATCGTATGTTCCAGCAGAAGTCTCGGTCACTCCCTTAGCGAACCTAGCATACCTAAATACGTAAAAAGGATTGAATAGAGAGTCACTGCCTAGTGCAGGAACGGCAGTTCCTGACGGACCGTCTACTGCTCCAAGATAGTTACCGTTTACGTAGGTAGACGTGTTGTCAGATACTGCAGAGTCTGTGACTCCAAGTATTCCCCTAGCCTGAGCCTCAGTGGGATCCACGTTTTGGAGAATGTTCAAGTTATCTCCCTGGTTTGGCCAAATGGACATGCGCTTTCCTTTTTATTATTTATAACTGATACCTGACTGAGCGATCAGTCACGGTTTTTCAAAAAATCGTTGAAGTTAGAGATCTTCTTGATCATAGATTTCTTCTTCTTGCCCTTAATCTTTCTTCCTGGACCTGCAAGAGCAAAGGTATCCATGTTAGAGTCTACCATTGTGTCGGGAGTCTGAAAGCTTGCACCCGGAGCGGCTCCCTCGCTCTCCTTCATCTCAGCTGACTTGAAGAACTTTGGACCTTCATCCTTTTTGTAAGGAGTCAGACCGACGACATCAAGCCTAGCTTTAGCTGTTGCCTTAGTAAGACCCTTTTCAAAGTCTCGACCGGCTTGCTTGCCTCCGACTGCAAAGACTCCTCCCTTTATTATACTGGTGATTCCATTAAATATCGCTCTATTTTGAGCGGCATTCTTGGCAGCGATCGCAGCGTTTCCGGTATCAGGTATGGAAGAAAAGAGTCCAGCGAGTATCTGGCCAAGCCCTTTGAGCAGGTTCTTGAGAGGGCTTTCTGCTATTCGGTCTGCCTCACTCACTGCTAGCTTTACTCTAACGTATAGGGGAAGCTTTAGGTCAGGTTTCAACTGGATTCCCTTAAAGTTACCCATGTTAAAGTCTCTAGAGAGATAGTTGTTCTTTATCTGTTTCTGTTTTTCAGCTGCAATGTTTTCCACCTTAGTGATGGCAGACGTTCTGTCCTTATCTGAAAGCTCGCCGTCCTCCTCGCTCTTGATGTACTTTATGATCCACTCCTTGCTTAAGGATAGATATGCCAATTGATCCTCCTCTAAGGAGCTCTCAGCCTGACCGGCTGCCGCACTAAACTGGCTAGCTCTCTGCATGCTTGCGAACTCGCTAGAGATTGCATTTTCCATCCAGGCAGAGTTCTTTTCCCTAAGCTTCTTGAAAAGCTTGTAATAGTCTCCACCAGGGGAAGAAACTTCTCCGTTCACGATCGGCGGAAGTAGTGCCATGTTAAGGGCCGAGATCAGGTTGTTCTTTATGATGTTCTTACGTCTAAGACTGGGCTTTTCTACCTTTTCTAGCTTTTCTTCCTTCTTTTGAACGGTCTTTCCGTGAACCGACTGATATCCTAATGCATCGATCAGCGGTTTCCAATCGATATTTAGCTGATATGTTCCTTCTGGAGTCTCAGGTATCGCATTTATTCTTTCTTCATCGTCTTTTATGGAGTCTGCGATCTCCTCTGCTATGAGTTCTCCAGTCTTTGTGAGAACCTTATTCACCTTTTTCTTGTTGGATGCACTCACTGCTTTCTTTGCAGTTTCTACCGCCTCTGGATTGGATTTGACTATGCTCTTGAACATCGATTTTTTCAATGTCTGCTCAGTACCGTCTTGGCCCACCACTATGAACTCGTCAGATTTCACCGCATTATGCACTCCTCCCACGAGCTTTATCTTGAAGAAAGGAGTCCCTTCTCGTTGTGAGAATTTTAATTCAACATCGTTCTCCTTAAAGTAGAGCATTAGAGAGGTCTCACTATCGTACTGCTCAGTCTGGTCGGCATAATAAAATATCTTGTAGATCTTATAGACCATGCTAGAGATCGCAGCTTCTCTGGTCTTAAGCGCAAAGAACTTTTTAAAGGTGTTCTCCGGCTTTATTGATTTTTTCTCCTTACCTATCTCAACCATGTTCTGCTTAGATCTCTTTATGAACTCCTCAACCATTCCTATCTTATCAGGAAGGGTCAGCATCATTAGGATCTTTTGTAGTTCTGGTTCAGTCTGTATCCTATCTAAGAGCTCTATGTCAAGCAGGTCTAATGTTTTCTCTAGAGAATCGAAAGACGTGACCCTAGCGATATCGTCCTTTGGGTCTCCGCCAATTCCGGTCGCGATTAGTTCACGAATCTCTTCGAACTTGGAGCCTGAGCCTTCCTCCTCTGATGAATCCTCTCCTTCTGCTTCAAAGATGGGTCCTTGAAAGCTCATCCATTGTCGTAAGTATTCTCCGAAACTCATTCTTCTCTAGGTTTTTATTATTTATCTTTCTTTTTAAACTTGTCATAGGGAATCACCCATAGGTTTCTCTTGATCTCTCCCTTCATAAAGTCATACACTGACTTGCCTGAGTTTCCCTCTTCAGGGTGCTGCATCACAGCGTTCTCTAGAGAAGCCTTGCCCTTACGATAGTCCTCGTAATTTTTCCAGGATGAGTGTTTCTTCTTTGCCATTCCTTTTTTGTTATTTTAGGGTCGTGTATTCTCCTTTAATGAAGTGAAGGTGCTGTGCCTTCCCATCCTCGTGGATTATCACGTGAGACTGTAGCCAAGAGCTGGGTCCTATGTTATATCCTACTCTAAGTTCGGTCGAGGTTCCCACCGCAAGCGCACCATCCTTTCTTCCAGGTGAGTGGTAGTGACCGACTATGATCTTTGTATTTAACCTTCTAAACTGTTGTAGCGAGCCTCGGCTTCCTCCTGAACCCACGTCTCCATGCTGACCTAGTTCCCAACCTTTTACTATGTAGCTATCGCTTCTTCCCAATGTAATGAAATGAGGATACCTTTTCTTGATCACCCAAGGAATGACTCCCTGTGGAGCTTCTCCCTTTAAGATGGCTGCTGAGAATTGCATGTATTCTAACGAGTTCTTTGGAGTCACGGTCTTTCGCCAGTCCGTGTTCTTTAGCCAACGATCCACAAAATCATCGTGATTGCTACGAACTATCACCGTGTTGTATTCCTCAAAGTCAGAAAGTCCCTTAAGCAGATCGTCAATCTCCTTCTTTAAAGAGTTTGTGCCCTCAATCTCCTTTTGATACTGTATGAATGGATCCTTTTCTTCGTGGTGAGAGATCGACTTGCCGTCAAAAACGTCATGTAGAACCACGTGATCGGGATTCATCCTATTCATGAAGTCAAGAGTCCTTTCAAGTACCTCATGATCATGGTGACCGTAGTGTAGGTCCCCTAAAACGATTGCTGTAATCTTATTGGTTCGTTCAACCTCCCCGTCTTGAACTCTATAAAATAGATCTGTGAATGAGCCGCAATCGGTAGCGGTGACCTGTCTCATAAAGAAGGCGTCCTCGTCCTTTATCTCAACTATCACAAAACCTAACATGTGATGAAACTCTCCCTTCTTACCAGACTTAGAATCCGTGTAATTCTTCATTGTGCATGCGCCAGTCGTGACCATCATCTTGGGTTCGTGACCCTCTAGTACAGGAATCATCTCTAGCTGTGTCTTAGGAGAACCAAAGACACAGGAGTTTATGCCACTCATTCCTTCAAGTCCAGTCATTGGATTTACGGCAGTCGGCTGGATCTTTACGTCTGACATGATGGATACTCTCTTATGAATGTCATGTCGATTCGCATCCAAATACTTTACTACCGACTCATGCCATCTCTCCTCAATCGTTTGAGCGTTAGTCCAAACGCTAGTCGGATTCTTGTACCTACCTGCTATCACGTGGATATCAGCGTTTATGAACTCAGCATACGCCTCGATATTCCTTAAGAAATCTTCGTGAACTTGCGTGTTGTTTTGTGCCCAAGTAATGATGAATCGCTTAGCCTTTTTATTGTGTTCTCTAGCTTGAGCGATCTTAAACTGTTCTGGCTCCTCTGCCTGCTTTGAGGTGAGTCCCATTCTGCTTACCCATCTTTCAATGGTACGTTGAGTAACACCAAACTTGTCAGTGAGAGAAATCATCCTGACTCGCCACTTGATGTCCTTGTCTAAATATGTTTTACCGATGTATTCTTTATCAATCTCCTCCAGGTCATTAAACCTCATATTGATCGAATTTTTTTTGTTTCAGGTAAGATCTTACAAGATCTCTTCGTTCTTATCAAAATCTTTTTCTGATAATCTGTCGTCCTGATTCTCCATGATAGGAGTTCTTATTCCTAACTCTTTCTGTAAGTTAAAAAACTCTGACTCAATAGAGTCAGGCACGAGTCTCTTAAACTCAGCAAAGTTAGAATCTTTTATTGAATTGAATACTTCCTCAGACTTGATGTAGCTAGGAAGTTCAACTATCTTGAATTCCTTTGATATCCTCAGAGGAATGTCTCTTCTCTTAATGTAGTCCAGCTGAATCGCGTAATCCTTTAGCCTACGACTAGTGGTTCCCCAAAGCATCGGTTCATAGTCTGGTCGTATTGCCTTTATGATCTCCTCTAGGTTTCCTCCAGGAACCACTCTTACATCAGCGATCAGGTTTGAGTATTCCTGTTGAACCTTGTTTAATAGGGTCACGGTTGTCACAGGAGTGAGAGGAGACATCTTGGTCTGCTTCTCTCCCTTGATCGCGACAAATATTGTCTTTTTTCCGTTCTTCGCCTTCATTGCTTCGGCTGACTTAATGTGTCCCATCGTCACTGGTTGAAAGGCGCCTATTAGTATGTTTACCTCAGTGGGCTCTACTCGGTTTGCTGAGTTCTTTGCGAATTCTTTCTCGCTCATGGTAGAAAAATCAGTCGGTACTCCTAGAAACTGACTAAAGCTAGGGAAGAGTCCCTCATAGACCGCGTCCCCCATGATGATGTTCTTGATCTTCTGTACTATTAGGTTCAATTGAGAGATCAATTCAGGAGTAAAGAAGCCAGCGCTTGATTTCTTTCTTACCTTTCTAAAGAAGTTCAATAGGATCTTGTATATTTCCTTGTTCGTCTCGCTCTTACTGATCATGTTCACCACTTCAGGGTCTCCGACCATATCCATGTCCAATTCGAACTCAGGTCTTCTTAGGTAATCAGGAATCTCTAAGGAGAGGCCGTCATACTTATCTGAATACTCTTTTAAAAAGTCTTTGAATATTGAATTGATGAGACGTATGTACTTTTCTTCATAAGTATCGCATTCCTCAACCTTTTTCTTGACATCATCTATGTCATACATCTCAAAGTGGTTCATAAGATCGATCACTATGAGCCAAATGTAATCTTGAGAGGAGGTTGACTTCTTTTTAGAGGCTTCGCCGACTCTTTTTTGAAAGATTGGGTCCACCATCTTCGCTAGAAACACGTCATTCTCAGCGCCCTCACCATAGAACCTAAAGACTATCGTTTCCATTTCTCTATCGTTTAGATCGACCAGTGAGTCTGGATCCAGAACAGAGAGTATGTGCTTGGTAAACGACGTGGTCTTGAACCTTTCCTCCAGTTCTCTAGCATCAGAATAAACGAATTCAAGTATCTTAGTCTTTTGCTCATCGTCAAGGTTTCCTTCAAAGATTATCGGCTGAGCATCTACCTCTAAGTAGTTTGCCCATCGAACTAATTGATCCTTTGATTGTAGCGTCTCAGCAATGTTTCCAGAGTCATCAAGACGATGAATGTAGGAGAGAACTAGCCCGTTTTTAGGTCCACCGGCTCTTCTGCTGCTCATGGTAGAATCGCTTCGAGTAAAGAACTCAAAGCCAAAAAAGAAGTTTGCTGGAATTCGCTGCCTCTTCTCCATTGAGAGCCCTTCAAAATGTCGGATTGCCGGGTTGTAATACTTCATCAACACTCGATCAACGTAAGTAATCTCACCGGACTTCTTAAAGTACTTGAATGAGTCTTCCTTGGTTTTCTTTACTCCAAAAAACGCGCCATCGACCTTTTCGTTGACTATCACGTACTTATTCAATAGTCCTGCCAAAAAGGCCTCACCCTTCTTTTCGTAAATCTCCCGTAGATTGTTTATTCCTGCCATTCGTCAGTCTTTAGATCTCTTCCTCCTGTTGAGGTGCAGCCGGTTTAGCGGAGCCTTCCTCTTTAGTTTTAGAAATTTTCTGTTTTGCTTTGTTTATAGAGTCTCTAATGCTCTTAGCGTCCATTCCTATGGAAATGGTAGCCACGTTATCTGAGTCCTCCTTATTCTCAGAGAAGTATGTTATGATCTTCTTCAAGTTCATGTTAAGGTCACTGCCGAATCCGCCTGCTGCTTCGATCTTTTCCTTGAGGCTTTCAGTTGCCTCAAAGGATCCAGCATAGGCTATCGACCAGCAGTAAAATCTTACTTCCTCTCCGTTTCCGGTGTAATATCTTGTAAGTTCTTTGATCCTTTGAATGGCTCCGTTCGCGTCCCTAGAAGTAAGAGCTTTGCCCAAATAGTCTGACGGTACTCCGAATCTTACTTTATCTGATAAGACTTGCATGAGCTCTTCTATTCTCTCGATCAAGATCTCAGCCTTATAGCCTCTTAAAGATTTGGGAGCTCCTTCAGCCTCGTTCACGTACTCAAAGTAGCTTCTCATATATTTTGCCATTTCAAAATATTTTTTATTATTTATTAAGAAGAGACAGAGTTATTTATTAGACTGTTTAACCTTTGATTAAATTCAGCGATGCTTTCTTCGTTGAATCGATTCACCATCCTATCAAATCCATTGTTTTTAGACTCATCCGTGATCTGAGGTTTAAACTCTGAAAAGATCCTCTCAAAGAGCTCCTTCTCGCTGTCTGTGTTCTCAAAGTTTCCAAAGTAATCCTTTTCTCTCCGAGTGACTGATATTCCTTCTTCTCTCTCAACATATAATACTTTACTGTTTTGATAAAGATCGCTCATTAGGATCTTTTTAAACTCAGTAAGTAATCTCAACGAGTTCATTCTTTCTCTGTAGATTGACCAAACGTATGCCGAAAAGATACATCGATCAAATACTAAGATATGATCCTTCAAGAGAGTCTGATTGAGTTCAAGTATGGTGAGCACGTTCGCAATGCTGAAGTAGTGAACTCCTGGACCAGTTTCTTGGTCTTTCATGTTTAGGGCTTCAACATATTTTGCAAATTGAAACTTATAGTAATGAACCTTTGGATTGGTATTCTGTTCAAGAAACTTCTCGATTAGAAAAGTTTTTCCGCTGTGCCTATGGCCTTCTATTACTACTATCATCTCTTTAATTCTATTCTTCTTGATTCTCCAGTATTAAAGTCATACAGTGATATTACCTTTGACTTATCTACGAATTGCATTTTTAGAGTTATTAAATCGCTAAGTGAGGTAATGGATCTCTGAATCTTAGCAGTATACTCATAGAAAAATTTTTGGTATTTATTGAGTTGTTCAAGCGAATCCTCATACACTGAGATCTCATTGATGTTAGGAAATCTTTCTAATTCAGACTTAAGAACCAAGACCTTTTCAGTCTTTCTGCCCAAGAAATAGGATCGATCAAAAGTGATTCCATGCTGTGCTAAGATTCTTTCTGCACAAGGCCTAAGCTCTTCTGTTCGGTGAGTGATGAGCACAGTTATCGCTTCAGGATCGTTAGACGCCGTCTGCCAGTCATCGTACACTGGGCCAATCAACTGAATGTTATGGATCTCTGGATCCATTGAACTGGGGTGATCGTAAAAAGAGTAAGCATCGGGAAAACTCAATTCTGGATAGAGCCTTTCTACTGAGAATCGATCAGTATATCCAGGCATCCTAAACAGAGTCTCATCAAAATCAAAAACAAAAATCTTAGTAATATCTTTCATAGTATATTTTATTGATAAATAACAAAAAGTTTTGATCTCTAACATGGGAAAATACATCAAGTTATTCGAAGACTATGAGAATGAATTAAAGAATTCTAGCGAGGAAACCTCTGGCTCATGGACCGACATACGAGACGCCGTCCAGATGAGATTGCCCTTCGCAATCATAGTCTTTAAGAATTCAGATGCATATCTCTCTGCACTAGATTCAGAACTCATAGGCACCGAATACATCAAGCAAAAGGCTCTCATGAGCAAGGACGGAAAACTGATCAAGTATCCATCCATTTTCATGATGGTCCAGGACGATGAGATCTTTAAGAATAAGATACCAAAAATATTCGATGCATTTAAGACAAAGGTAGTCTTTTTGGGTAAAAAAGGAGAGGACGAGATAAATTGCTATTATTCTGACGGCTCTACTATAAACGCAGGAAATGAACTCGTTTCTTCTCTAAGCAAGGACGAGATGGACAACAACGACCACTTTGAGATAGGTTCAACAAATTACATGTTCATCGACTTTGTCAGATAAACCCATCTCATTCTTTGAGTATAAGATATGATAAAGGTAAATAGATGAACGAGGAAACCAAGCAAAAGATCTCCACTAAGTTTCAGGAAAGACGATCTGAAATCTCAAAAGAGATCTACACTAACATCGAGAAGCTCTCAAACCTAAAGACTCTAAAGGAGGCTCAGGTGAACATGCTTTCTCTACGTCAGCGCTTGCTTGAAGACAATCACACCCTTTTAGAACACATCACAATCCTAAGAAAGAAGTATCGAGAGGAGAGAGCGGTTGAGCTGGAAAACGTTTCTAGAAACCTGCAACTTCGCTATCAAGCCAATGAAAAGACTGTCGTGATTGACGGTCGGACTTCAGCGACTAAGGAATCTTTAGAGATGTTCGAGACCCAGGTGTCCTTCTTCAATGAGTCGATCAAGACCATTGATAACATCATATTTGGAATCAAGACTCGACTAGATATCGAAAAGACGCTAGGTCTCTAAAATCTTCACTGTGTTAAAATTTAAGCTCACACCCGATAAAAAGTTCATCAAGCTGATCGACTTTACTCTTAACATGGAAAGGACTGCGCTCTTTAATTTCTTTAAGAAGAAATCGAAGAAGGCTGCGTTCAATGTGCTTGTTGATCGTGGCATCTGGGACGGAATGGATCCATTCATCACCAAGAACGGAGAGATCGCCGTAGGTTTATGGAAGGAAATCTATAATTTTTCTGAAAGAAGCGGGTTTGAGTGTGAGATCGAGGGAGCAGAAGGTTTTGTTAATAAAAACCTAGATCGAGACAAGTATTTGGGATACGTCAAGAATCTATTAGACGGAATAGTCGACGAACGTGGCAACCCAATCGTTCCTCGGGACTATCAGGTAGAAGGAGCCTTTCGTGCCATCAAATACAGGTTCTGTACTCAAGAACTAGCTACCTCTGCTGGAAAGACCCTGATCTTCTATATCTATAACTCTTTTCTAAGAGACGGTGGTAAGATCAGTAAAGAGAAAAAGTCACTCATTATTGTGCCAAACATCTCACTAGTCGGCCAGACTGCCGAAAAGTTCATCATGTACGCCAAGCCCGGAAAGGAATGGAACGTCTGCACCATTGGAGGTAAGGACAAGTTCACTCAAGAGAGGTTTGATCGGGCCGAGATAATAATATCAACCTACCAGAGCTTAATAAATCTGGATCCCAACCTGTTCAAAGAATTCTCAGTGGTGCAGGTGGATGAGGTGCACAAGGGCAAGTCATCGTCTATTCAAGAAATACTTCTCTCTTGCACGAACTGGGAATATCGACTTGGTCTTTCCGGAACGGTAAAGCTTGACGAACAGTTTTCTGATTTCTTTAGAGTTCAAGAAAATGTCGGTCCTCTAGTGATGGTATTATCAGCAAAGCATCTTATTGACAACGGATATTCACCTAACATTAAGATCAAGATCATTGGATTAAAATACGATGAGTCGGATCCTCAAATCCAGAAATACTGGCACCTAAAAGAGACTGGAAAGTCGATGTATAACAATCCTAAGGACTTTGGTAGGGACATGTTAGCGATTGAAAAGGGAATAATTTTTGAAAGCAAAGAGCGATTAGACTTTATTAGCGATCTTGCAAAGAAATTCGGTAAAAACTCACTCATTCTCTTTTCTGATGTAAAAAACGGTTACGGAAAGATGATTCAGACTAAGTTGTTAGAGTGGAATCCCAATACTTTTTACATAGACGGTGAGGTTGATTCAAAGGATCGCGATAAGTTTAAAGACGTGCTAGAATCGCAGGATGACGTCATCCTAGTCGCATCATTTGGTACTTTTGCGACTGGAATCGACTCTAAGAACCTACACCACATCATCCTAGCTGAATCAATCAAGGCTGAGGTCACTCTACGTCAAGCAATAGGTCGAGGAATGCGTAAGTTGGCTGAAAAGACGAAAGTCCTAGTTTGGGATCTAGTTGATCAACTTGACGGATATTCAATTAAGCACTCAAAGGTCAGAAAAGAGATCTATCAAGAACAGAAGTTTGAGATATCTAAGAGTCAAGTAGACTTAACAAAAAAGCGATCTGAGTAGATCGCTTTTCATATCTATTGAAAACTAAGATCAGTAGTTACTCATGTCCCAATTAGGTTCATCTTCGCCAGTCTCAGGATTTCTTAAAAAGTCTAGCGCGTGTTCTAAACCTGCCTTTATATCCTCAATTGAATTATAAGAAGACATTCCACTAACAAACATTTTAGCTAGCTTACGATCTCCGCTTAATTCTGTAAACAGCATCTCTAATTGAGTTTGCTCTTCTGGAGTAAGCTCATCATATTGAGCCTTTTGTCCCCTTCCTCCGACTAATTCAGATCTAAATTTTCTTCCTTCATTTATAAATAAACCAAATTTCTTTACGTGATCTTTCATTTTAATCTTTTATTTTTATTTATTTAGCTTCTCAGAATTTTCAATCTTTTCAAAAACTTTTTCGATCTTCTTGATGATAGGATGTCGAACGATATCATCCGTCGATAGCTGAGCCATTCCTATCTCCTCGATCTCCACAAAATATTCCATTAGGATCTCAAGCGCGCTCTTTTGATTCTTGTTCACTGACTTCTGCTTGATGTCGCCCAAGAATACCATCTTGGAATTGGTTCCAATCCTGGTGATCAGAGTATGTAGGTGATCTTTTGCGATCTGCTGAGCCTCATCAATCAGGATTATTGAATCGTCTAGTGTCACTCCTAACGCAAACTTGATGGGTAGGATCTCAATCTTTCCGGCAGCCTTAAGAAACTCGGTCGCAGGTTTACCGATTACCTTGTGAAAGTTAGAGATGAATGGATACATGTACATCTCCATCTTCTCCTCAAGGGTTCCTTTCAAGTATCCTATCTCCTCGTCTTTAGGAACGTTTACTGACTTGATTAAGATGATCTTGCGATATGTCGCAGGTTCGTCCTTTAAGTACTTCAGCGCTCTAGCACAGGAGAGATAGGTCTTACCCGTTCCTGGAGGACCAGTCACGATTGATATGTCGTGGTTTTCAATGGCATTTAGGGCGTCCTTTTGTGCCTTCGATCTGCACTTTATGTCAATCTTCTCGTTGAAATTCTTTGAGGTCTCAATCGCCTCCCTCTCTCTTGACCACTGGTCAAAGTCCTCTTGTTCTTCTTTGCTTAGTTGATTCTTTCTTCTTGCCATGCATCAGTATATTTTAGCAGCGATCACTACTCCCAGTATGATCCTACAGTAATTTAATTGAAAGTTAAAGTATCCGGTAATTGCTTTGAACTGTCTCTCTGAATATTCAGTAGACTTTAAAGTTGTCTCACTAAGTTTTTGTAAACCCAATTTTAATTTAGAAGCAAGGACCGTGTCGTATATGCTTAAAAACTCATTAAGTATCTCTCCAAAGTCCAGGCTTAACATGTTATCACAACCAAGTTCCTTAGTGAACTTTTTTCCTGCCTTTATCGCTTTACTCTTTTGAATTAGGTCCTCATCCTTGATCGCTTTCTCAAGAGTCAGTCTTATCTGATCCATTTTCTTTATCTTCTCCGCCTCTTCTGCGATCCACTCAATGTCATCTCTTGCTATAGAAATAGCGACCTTTGAATCATTATCATAATAATAAAAGCTAACGCTCTCAGTAGTCCCAGTCTCCCCTATTACGTCTATTAGTAGTGGAGATATCCCCAATTGCATGTAATCTCTTCCTCTCTCTTCCATCTTAATCTCATAATCATCAAAAGGAAAGAGTGACATGAAAGGAAGAGTTGAGAACAGGTCTGAAGTCTTGTCCAAGTGGTTCTCATGCTCAAGCTCTTCCATAAAAATCTATTTTTATTATTTATCTAAATTTTCTACTTCTTACGTTTAAAGTCATCTTGAGATTTAGTATTTTATTCATGTCGAAACTTAAAGAGTGATAAAAAGTATAACTTTATATGGAGGATAAATCAAAAAAGATAAAAAAGCTAGATCTTAAACAAAATGCTATTAAGATCTTAATTAACTCGATATACGGCGCATTCGGAAATAAATGGTTCTACTTCTATAATCCTGACATTGCCCAATCGATCACTCTTCAGGGACAAGACCTGATAAAGTTCTCCATTAAAGCTGTGAATCATTACTTTCAAGAGAGATGGCACTTAGATAAAGAACTTCACAGCTTACTTGGTCTGGAAGGATATTCTATTAATAAGATAGACGACGTCGCTGCCATTTATACTGATACTGACTCGATCTATGTGCAGTTTGACTCTGCCATAGATTCGATAGTCGGAGCAGACTTTACTAAGGAAGAGATCTTGAACATCTGCATCAACATTGATCGACATCGTCTCTCTAGTTATTTCGATAATTGTTTTGAAAAGTACGGAAAGGTATTTAATACTAAGAATAGGTTAAAGTTTAAGCTTGAAAACCTTTCTGAGAACGGGATCTGGTTGAAAAAGAAGAACTATGCGATTCGAGTGGCATATGAACCCAATCCAAGCTATGCTACGATTCCTCAAGAAAAGAGATACTTGGTGATCAAGGGTCTGGAATCCATTAAGGGATCGTATCCTATCTGGGCTAGAAAGAAGCTTGAGGATCTTTATTCATTCATTCTAGACCGAGGTAAAAGGCTTGATATCGAAAAGGACATCATTCCTACTTTGCTTGAGATAAAGAAAGAATTCATGATGCTGCATCCTGATGAATTAGCATTCAATTACAAGATCAGAGTCTATAATAAGTACGTTAATAGTGAGGCCAAGCTTGATCTAAAGAAGGGAATATCAATATTTCCAAGAGCAGCGGCCATCTACAATCACACCCTAATCAAGACTGGACTCACTGACCGCTATCCTAAGCTAAGAGAGGGAGACAAGATCAAGTTCTACTATTGCAATCCTAATGAGAATGACAACGGGTTCGACGTGTTTGCATACTCACCAGGATCCTATCCTGAAGAAATAGTTCTTAAGATGGACATGGATCTTCAGTTCTTTTCTCTAATAATCGAACCCATCAATAGGTTTCTCTATGCGATGAAGCTCGGTCAGCTCGATCAAAACTTAAAGAGAGCGATAGAGGTAGTCACAATTAAGAGCAAAAAAGTCCTTGCTCAAAACGCTGTACATCCTTTGTATGTTGTTGACCAAGAGACTCAAGCGCATGAGATAATTCCTGAAAAGTTTTGGGATATCATCGGAAATCCAGAAAAAGAGGTAGACTCAGAAGACTTTCAAGAGTATTTGGGAGTCATCACAAAATACGGTCTAAATTCAGTCATAGTCCCAGAGCCTGAGCTGGAAAAATACATCAAGCGCTTGGCTAAGAAGAAGGAAAAGGAAGAATCTCAACCTGTGACTGAAGAAGAAAATGTTTGATGTCTTGACCAACTACAGTGTACCTGAATTTGTTAGAGATCTCTTAAAGAAGAGATTTCCTGGAGACAGGCTAAAGCAGACTGTTCACGACGCTGGAGATAAATTGAATTTTGCGTGCCCATTTTGTGGGGATTCCAAGACTGACTCAAAGAAAAAACGCGGTAACCTTTACATAGAGAGAGGATTCTATAAGTGTTACAATGACGGTTGTTCCATTAAGGTCGATCTAACAAAGTTCGTATCGAAATACTCACAGACATATGGACTAGAAGTACCTAGTGTCCAGGCTAAGGAGGTAGAATGGGTTCACCTGACTGCTAAAAAGAAAAAGGGCTCCCTAATCGAATTATTGATAAACCGAAACATCGGCTCTTCTCTATTAGAGATAGACCACCTTGCCTCACGTTTCTCTCTCATTCCCTGTAGGAAGGCTGATCCTGATTCTAGGATAGGGAAGTTTATTGAGAGCAGAGGACTGGTTGGTTTGCCCACCTTTAACGACTGTTGTTATTATGATTCTTCTCAAAACAAGATATATCTCTTCAACATCGATCTCAAATCTAAGAAGATATTAGGTTTCGCAATCCGTCGACTCGATCAGGTCAGCGGACCTAAATACTTAATAAAGAATTATGCCGAACTAAAGAAGAACGGACTTGTCTCCTCACTAGGAGATGATGTGATAGCTGACATCGATTCATTGAATAATTACTTCAACGTATTCAACATCGATTTTACTAAGCCAGTTTTTGTGACTGAGGGTCAGATTGACGCAATGTTTCTCAACAATGCAATAGCGACCACTGGAGTCTCTAAGAGTCGACTGCTTCTTGAGAACCTGCTCTCTAAGAAATCGGCTCTAGTCTTTTTCGACAGTGACATAGCGGGTAAGAGACAGTCGATTGAGCTGATTAAGAAGGGCTATCGAGTCTTTTTGTGGAGCAAGGTGATGATCGATCTTCGTGCAAAGTACAAGGTGGACCAGAGAACTGTTTCCTTGATCAAGGATGTGAACGATCTATTTCAATTCATCCAATCTAGGGAAAAAGGCTTTGGTTTTGAGGAATTTAATCGATTTGTGCTAGCATACTTTTCAGAATCGCCTATAGATCTTATCTTGGTGTAGATAAATAACAAAAAGATCAAAAATTCATGAAAAGAAGAATTTTATCGCTAAGGGACTATCGTCTTTATGAGTCAATCGACGAAAACGTGGACATGAACATCGATACTGCCATTTTGGATGAATTGGTAGAATTGGTGGGTTCTGAAGAAGAAGTTGAGGAGGCTGCAAAAAGCGCTTTTGAGGACCTCTCCGCTGCGGCTAACGCCGACGAGGTTGAGATGACTGAAGAAGACGTTCCGGAAAAGCTTGCAATGGCCGCGCTATTGGTAAAGCTGGTTGAGATGGGAAAACTTGATCCTGCCGACGCCGATAAGCTGATGCAAAAAGCATAATCGTCTAATTTTGCCATATATTAGATTGTTTAGCCTCACTCGCTGCCACAAGAGTGAGGTTTTTTTATCCAGATAAATAATCTATATGAAAGAGAATCGAGACATACACGACTTTTTGAAACCCCAGAGAGGAAAGGTCAAACAGGGATACTTTACTCCTCACAATCCTGAGAAATACAAGGGAGACGTGACCAAGATCATCTATAGATCGAGTTGGGAGCTTAAGTTTCTTCAGTACTGTGATAACAATGAATTAGTAGTCGAGTATGCGTCTGAACCCACTGGGATCGGGTATTGGAACCCCATACTTAAGAAGGAATCCACTTATTGGGTTGACTGCTACATGGCGACTCGTTCGCCTGAAGGCACTATAACTAAGTGGATAATAGAAGTAAAGCCAAACAAGTATCTCACTCCTCCTGAGCCTCCAAATAGGCTCACAGAGAAGGCAACTCTTAACTACGCTAGACACGCTAAAGCATACATCATAAATGACGCTAAGTTTAAGGCAGCAAAAGTGTACGCAAAGAAAAATAACATGCGATTTGGCATCATAACAGAAAACTTTCTGTTCAACAAGGTGTAAAAGATAACATTGAAAAGATTCGCAGACATAGAAAAGAATGACGGCTCGATGACCTACGCTAGAATAGCGGAAGAGGTAGGTCTCTCTCAAAACCGGATGCAGATGATTCCCGGAAGGTTCTATGCTCTGAAAACAATGGTACCCACTCCAAACATCAATGAGGAGTTCGTACGATTCTGGAACAAGAGAAATTACTTGGATCTAAACCCAATAGGTCTTCTGCTCTTTCACGATAACTGGAAAGAGACTAACTTGATACTTAACTTGAAGGTGATCCCACCAGTCGCAGCCAACAAGATATTAGAAACCTATTGGGAGTTTTCTCTCTTGAATGGACTAGCAAATCTCTTTAAACCGGACGGTTCCTTGATCTCTCTTGAAGAGAGAAGACTCATCGATCAGAGGTTCTATCTCATCACTCCAACAACGTTAAGCAATGTATTGGGGATAGATAACTTAAATTACGCAATAAATAAATATGATATGGATTATGTCCTTGAGGCAAGATTGATCGATTGGGATAACTATGGAAAGTTAGTCAATCCTCAGCTCTCACCAGAAGGTCTCTATCCAGATCCAATAAACATAGCAAAAGTCTTTGAGGACTTTTTACAAAACTCGATAAAGTAAGATGGCAGGATTTTTAGATACTAGCGGAAAGAAGGCAGGAAGCACACTAGCCGGCCTGAGTAAGTTTGGGACTCGACATGAGGACCTTCTTCTTAGAAACTCACAAGCTATAGGTTTCATTGAGGGCCAGCTACAATCAAGATCGAACAGAATGAACTCTAACGACGAGCTCTTAAAGTTCTCCATGGCCATCTCCGACACCACCTCACAGTTAAGGACTAAGGCAATAGCCTTCTTTCAATTGGATTACGTGGTAAAACGTGAGAGACTTAGGGACGTTGCAGCTAACGGCGAGATCGAGTTTATTCTTGAGACGATCGTTGATGACATGATAGTTTACGATGATGAGGGCAGATTCATGTATCCAAAGGATCTTACTGGAAAGATTCTTTATCGAGGAAACACTAAGGAAGAACGTCTTAACTTTCAGGAAGGAGTGATAAACAAGTACAGGGATAGCTTTGAAAAGATATCCACCGCTTGGGGATTCTCAGAAGGGATAGCCGCCTGGCAGTACGCCTTTCAGTTTTTGGTTGAGGGTCACCTTTCCTTTGAGATCATCTACGACGATTTAGACAAGCCGAAAGAGATAATAGGATTTAAAGAACTTGATCCCGCTAGCATAGCTCCTCAATTACAGAAGGACGCTAAAGGTAAGGTATTTCTTCAGTGGTTACAGTATGATCAGGCAACCGGTTCTACTAGAGTCCTAAACGATTCACAGGTGATTTACATCTCCTATGCAAACCACTTTAGGACCAAGAGGGTCTCTTTCGTTGAGAGGCTAATTAGATCCTTCAACTTATTAAGAATCATCGAGCACAGTAAGGTGATTTGGCACGTCATGAATGCTCCTATTCGTTTGACTACATCAGTTCCGATAGGAAGTAAGAGTTTTCAAAAGGGTCAAGAAGACGTTCGAGAGTTCTTGAACATGTTTAAGGAGGACATCTACTTTAATGGGGACACTGGAGAACTTCAAGTAGACGGTAAACCTAACATCTTGTTCTATAAGAACTACGTCACTCCAATCAACGATCAGAACCAGCAAGTGAAGATTGACGTTCTTCAGACTCCTGGACCAAACCTTTCTGGTTCAGAACTTCTTAACTATTTCTACAAGAAGCTAAAGATGGATTCTAAGATTCCCTACTCTCGTTGGGAAGGTCAGTCTGGAATGGGAGCCTTTACTCTAAACGCTGAGGGTATCACTAGAGAGGAGGTAAGATATCAGAAATTCGTAAAACGATTGAGATCAGCATTCTCAGAACTCATGGTAAAACCTTGGTACTTGCAGATGTGCTTAGACTATCCTGAACTAGGAGACGATTATAAGTTCAATAACGCGATCGGAGTAATCTATCACAATGATAACGTCTTCGAAGAGATGAAGAAGAACGAGATCGAAGCAAAACGAATAGCCTCATTCACTGCTAAGAAAGGAATACTAAAAGACGACGGTACTCCATTCTTCTCAACCCAGTACTTAATTAGAGAGGAATTGAAGATGACTGAACCTGAGATCGAAGCAAATCAAAAGTGGTTTGATCAGGAAATGAAGGAGGAAGAGGAAGCAGCCGCTGCTGGAGCACCACCAGCAGGAGGAGCGCCACCGGCAGGAGGAGGAGCCGCTCCAGCACCAGCAGCGGCCGCGCCGGAAGGTGGAGGCGGCGAGACGGTAGAAGGCGGTGAATCTAAGGGAGCAGGTCAACTTTAATTTTAAAGTTTAATTTCTTTTTAGTATCATAGCTTAGAACAAAAACTAAGTTATGGAAGAGAAAATCAAAAAATTTGCTGAGGACCTATTGTCCCTACCTAACGAGATCTTTGCTTTACAAGTGGCCATGATCGAAATGCACGAAGACTCGCAAGAGATCTCTGAAAAGATCACGCTTCGTGAAAGCGAGATAAAGTCTGAGATCAATGCAGCTACTGATGAGAACGGTAAGAAAATGTATTCTAATGAGGAGTCACGAAAGATTGCATTCCTTAATGATGCTTCGTCTGACTCTGAATTGGTTGATCTCGGTAAGAAGAAAAGGGAACTTGATGTGGCAGTCCAATCAATGCGAGCCAAGATCGAGATGAAGTCTAATCTTCAACGAAATCTTAGATCAATCATGGGAGTCATGGCAGGACTTTCAGTCGAAGCTTAATCGTAAAATATCGCGACTGAATTCTTGATTTCAGGAAGGTCCACTAACAAGACGAGTATGTCTCTATTCGAGACGCTATCCGCATAGATCGAGGGTTTAACCTCGATCTTTCTTTTTCTGGACTCTCCAACGTATTTGTTGATCTGATCCTCAGCCTCTTTCGCCACTGAAAAAGGATCTATTGAGTACTCAAATAAGTACTTATTAATGTTCACTCCAAAGTCAGGATCCCCTAATACTTCTCCTTTATTTGTGAACAGAGTCATCTTTACTCCCTGAAGAGCAGCTTCAAGCTCATCAGTGGTTTCTAACTGATCTGGACGATATTTAGGATCGCCCTCAGTTCTCATGTAAAAGTCTCTTAAGTTTGCCATATTATTGTCTAGTTAAGTACATCCAATCCGGAGTGTTCTCGCCCTTCATCATGGTCTCAACCGCTGCCATTTCTTTTTCAGCCGTTGCGACTATGTTCTGATAGTTGACAGTCACTCCTCCAGGAAGAGTATAATTAAAAGTCTGTAACATGTGAGCGAGTCTAACTTTTGCGTGAGCACGAACGTATCTTTGAAACATCTCGTCCTCAAAAAGTTTATCCTGATCAAGCTTCTTAAAAACTCTAACTACTGCATTTGTCTTGGGAGTCCTACCGATCACTCCAAGTAACTTAGTGTTCTTATTATAATCGTAAGCTATCGTGTCTAAAAGCATCGCTTTAGTCAAGTCTAGAAAGGAGAAGAGCACGGTTCGGTACATGATACTCTCTCCAATAAAAGGAGTAAGGAATATCTCAGAACCGATAAACTTTTGTTCTGCAAAGTCCCGATCGATCGTGGCAAAGATAGATCCACCCTTTGCCTCCTTAAAGTCTACAACGAACTGCACACAATCCGGAAGTTGAATCTGTCTAAATTTCTTGAAGGTTGGGTTATTGAATAATTCAAGAGGCAATAATAAGTATCTACTCTCAACAGCGTGTCTCCAGTTGTCCCAAAAGAACCTAGAGTCATTTAGTATGATACGTTTTACCTCCTTTTCAGGTAAACCATAAGGTAGAGCTCCCGAAAAGGTGATCTCATCATTTATGTCCTGGATCAATTGTGCCTCAGTCATTCCTATTATTGATTTTTACCCGTTCCGCTTCCTCTCTCGTCGCTAAATCTAATGCTAGACTTATCGATTGAAAGATTAAAGTCTTTATCTCCCATCGAGCGACCCATCGCTCTTAGGTTTTTCTTAGCAATCACGTCATCCTGTTTAGAGGCTCTCTCAGTAGAGCTCCTCATCACCTGATCTAGTGCCTGCTGTTTCATCTTCTTTTTCCAATCGCTGTGGAAGATCATGTTCATCGCCCTGGTGATGTCAACTTCTTGGATCTCTCCATTGTAACGATTTGGATTTCTTGCAGCCTTCTCATTCGCAAGCTCTCTAGCGATCGCCATGATCTGAGAATAGAGTCCAGACAGAGCTCCCTGTACCATGCCCTTAAAATTGGTAGGATACACGACCTCCTTAGTTGCCTCGTTCACGAATTGATTATATGACTTTATCTTTCTTTCCATTATGCGGTAGGCGCAGCAGGAGCGGCTGGAGTAGTAGGCTGAGCGACTGCTGTATTTTTAGCCGCTTGTGCGGTCTTTTGTGCTTCAGCTGCTTTTGTTGCTAGTTCCTTTAGTTTAGTATCCTCTTGCTGTTTTACTTGCTCCAGTTGTTTTTCCAAGTTTCTCTTCTGGTCTCGTATTGCAGTCAGAGCAGGATCAGTCAAGAGAGAAGCGTCGTCCTCCTCTATCATTTGAGGATTGGCTCCAGCTTCCACTTCCTTGGCTGCCTTGTCTGCGGCATTTTGAAAACTTTTAAAGCTCTTTATGTATGATGACATGTGTATGCTTTATTTTTATTTATTCTGGTGTCTTCTGGTAGCTTCAATGAACTCTTTATAAGACATTACTTTGTTTTTTGAAGAAGGCCTAGGATTGGCTCCAAATGCGCTGGTAAGTCGTCCTCCAGTCAAGAATGGAGAGTTATTCCAGTGAGCTGGTACCTGACCTGATGCTCCTTGATAAAACATTAGTGAATTGGCTCTCTGAACGTCCGGTCGTAGGATTAGGTCCAGAGGATCCGTTTCCATGGTGTTTGCACCGTATCCTTCAAAGAGTCTCTTCATGTCCTATGCTTGAAACTTAAGATCGCTCTCAGGCTGGTCTAGAGAAAACTCAGCAGGCTGAGGCTCTATCTGCTTAGAGAAAGTAAGATCGGTGTTATCGTCGATCGTAGGTTCCTCTGCTCCAGTAGTCATCGATAGGATCTGCTCTTTGTTCATCTCAATGAACTGCTCAAGACCCATACAAATTAGAGGATTGATCTTCTCACATCTTTCCATTAGTTCCTTAACTGTAAGGTTCATCACATCGGCTTGAGGAAGGGCCTTTGGCTCTTCAGGTTGAGTCTCAGAAAAAGTAGGCATCTCCTCCATTGAAGTTACTACCGGTTGCGGAGCCTCCATAGGCATGTCCATTCCAGGTTGCTTTTGTATAGGTGAAGGCGGTGTCATCATGGATTGCTGCATCGGCATCATTTGAATGTCGTCAGCCTCATTAAGTCTTTTTATAAAAGTGTATTTCTTCATTTCGCAAACGTTATTTTATAGTTTTATTTATTCAAAAACCTGATCCCTATTTTGAGATATAATTAATCATGAAGGAAAAAGACATATCGGCGACTGCGTCGGCTCTACAGGAAGAGCTAAAGGCTAGAATTCTAGAGAAAGTAAAGTCAATAGAAACAAAGATACTGGACGGAGAGCGATCGTCAGACTCAGCATACATTCAGATGTTGATGATGGTCGACGAGGACCTTGATGATGTTCTCCTAAATTGGGAATACGATTCTATCAGTGCTAGAAGGATTGGCTCTTATTCTGACGATTTCGACGAGGACGACTTTTAAGCTTCTTCTTTTTTCTAGGATTAGCTCCATACCTTTCCCAAGCTCCAGGATTCTGATGTATCTCAGCAGAGGTTATGAATTCTTGAAAGCTTTCTACTAATCTTTTCATTTGTTAAGATGATTCATTAGCGCTCCGCCTATGATGTTTGCGTGGATCCTTAACTGGCTACACCCCTCAGCATCAAGCTTGGTCTTTTTTCTAGTATAGTCCACTCCCATGATCCCAATAAACTTGTCGTCAATGTTCTTTATTGAGAACAGATAACCTGATTTACAACCGGACTCCTCCGCAACATACTTTAAGCCGTATGTCGCTACTTTCTCATCCTTAAAGTCTGGAATCTCTATCGTGTCTTTTTCTAAGAGCTGATTTATCGACTTGCTAAATAGGTTCACTGGAATGTTCTGAAAGCTGGTTTGGATTGAGTCCGCACCGCTTCCGACAGTTTCATACAGCATACTAAACTTAGCGATTGACTTTCCAGTAGGATAGAAGTGACCGCCGTTATGGAACTGGATGATCCACACACGATCGGCCTTCATCTCTTCTCGAATGCTCTCTATCTTATTAGTGATCTGTTCACCTATCTTGAGAGCGTCAATCATGAAATCGGGCTTGGGCTTAGAGCTCTCTATCCTGTTCTTGATGTAGATCGCTAGAATGGGCCCGATGACGCCAGTTATGAACGCTATTATTATAGGAGTAATTGATGCCATTTCCTTATCCGTTTTCTGGATTACATGTTACAACCACAGCTGTATCCATATTCCTGATCAACAACTGCTCCACAGTTAGAACAAAATTCATTCTCTTCATCGTCTGAATATTCATCATCGTATTTTGGATACATTCCATACTCTTCATCTTCTGGATAGTCCATTCCGCTGTCAGCTCGATCTTGCGCTCTGTAATGATGGCCTCCTTTCTTCATCCACGCAGCATCCTTAGCTATGCCACCGACTACTCCAGTAATACCTAATGCTAGAGCAAGTCCTCCACTGATAAACATCGCGGCTGGAACTATGGCTAGAGTTGAACCTATCGCGATACCTTTAATTATTTTATCTATGATCTTTCTGGTCTCAAACTCTTCTCTTCCCATGCCCATGCTTCCTCTCGGGTTTGCACCAGCATCAGTAGACTGTTCAAGCTCATCCTCTACCATTTCTTGAAATGCTTCAGGATCTTTAGATAAGTAGTCAGCGATCATTGCTTTTTCGTCGTCGCTTAACTGAGTGACTGCGTCCTCCACTTGATTTACGATATCGTCTCCTTCTGGATTTGCACCAAAACTTGTTCCGCCAAATAAAACACTAGGATGGACATAGTGGTCATCGTCTTCATAGTCATCGTCTGAGTAGCCTTCGCCATCTTCTGGTCTGCCGCCTCCAAATGTGTCTTCAGCATATTCAAAAGAGTCTGGACCCCATGATTCGTTAACGAATGCAGAAAAGCTCTTCACTAGCTTAAAGCTTTCTTCCACTTTTTCTTCCTCTTCTTCCTCTCCTTCAGGATTTCCTGAATCATCATCTTCCTCTTCAATCTCTTCGTCTTCCTCCAATTCCTCATCCTGCTCTTCTTCCTCTGGCGCTTCCATTCCAGGCTTTGCTCCTGGTGAGAAAGCAGGCGCTCCTACTTCTCCTGGTACTGCTGGCGTTGCCTCATATCCTCCAGATACTGGTCGTTTAGGGCCTAAATCAGGCTGTTCGTACGTGCTGTCATCAAAACCTTCTTCAAAGTTTGCAGCGGCATTTGATATGTTGTCCACACCTAGTGGATCGCTATTTCCTGTTGAATATTTGTCAGAAAATTCGAAAAAGTTTAAAACTCTACCCGACATTGTGTATAATTATTTTAGTTATTTATCTCTGAATTTTAGAGAGTTTAAAAAAATAAGATCAAATGAGTGAATGGAGAGTAAAAGATGAGCACCGCTCTAATGAGCTGAGCGTGATGCCAGGAGGAAGCGAAGTAAAAGCCTTCTATGCAAATAATACGTCATTAATTTATGACAAGATAAAAAACGTCAAAAAATACTGCTCAGTGTTAATGAGTAAGCCCGATGTAGTTGAGATCTGGGTAGACGGAAAACCCTATTGGAAACGTTAAAACAAATAGTATATGGAAAGCGAAATAGATCAAGTGATCGATTCTTATTATGAGGATTCAGTAGAGATGAAAGACAACAAGTTTTTAATCTTTAAAAGAGTTTGTGATTATCGTAACACAAATCGACGAGCGGCTATTGCATATCTTGAGGACCGTACTCTCGGTACAACAGTCGAGTTAGGAACCTACTTTGATGCTTCATGGAGGTTTGTGACCCCCATAACAGAGAACCTTTTTTGGTCAACAGTCAAGGAATATCAAGAAGAGACTAAGGATGTCTTTAAAAGAATAAGATCCCATATTCCTGGCTCGAAAGAGATAATGGCGTATCAGATTCAATTCTCTAAACTGCGAGTTGCCACTGGTGAAACCTTGACAAAGCTTAGAAGTATCTTTAAAGGTGAAGTACAAGACAATAACGATTAGGGTCGAGCTCTCAGGAGAGGAAAAGGCTCTTTTAAACACGGTGACCGATATCGAGTTAAAAGTCATAAAGAAAATAAACAGAGTCATCTGGTGGAGGAGACTCTTTGGAAAGAAGAGTAAGATCAACCTAGACAAGTTAAGTATAAATCAATTTCCAAATAATTAATAATGACAAGAGCATCAGGAAGATATTCAAGTCGCACTCTCTACAAGACGGTCGACGCTGAAGTAGAGATAGAATTCGATGACGTGATCGAATACATTGAGGACTATGCATCAAAGGAGGAGATAGCAGAGATCTTAGAGGCAATACGTGAAGAGAACATTGACTCTTTCCTTGAGACAAATACTTTAGACAGTAGCTACATCAGGGAAGAAAAAGCGACCCTTCTCTCAAGAGCAGCAAAAAAGTTCACTCTTCAGGAACTTGAGGAGAAGCTTGGAGGAAATAAGTTTGATTTTGTATAAGAATAAAAAAGCCGAGATTAACTCGGCTTTTTTTATTTTGAATTGAATTTCTTAGCGAGCATCATCGCTCGTTTCTTGTCCATTCCACCCGCTTTATATTGAGCGAGCTTAGCATCAGCAAAATCAGTATCTCCGTCTCCGTCCTGATCTATCTTTTTCTTCTTAGCTGCTTTCGCCTTTTCTTTCTTCTTTGCCTCGTTTACAGTGAAACTCTCAAAGCTTTTAGCCAATTTACTGAATGGGTTGTCCTGCATCATGAGCCCAGCTAAAGGATTGTGTCCTCCATGATGTTGCATACTCATTAGGAAGTTTGCGACCTCTTGGATGTCATCTAATGAGGAAGCAATGTGATCTACTGCCCAACCATGACCGTCGCTTAGGATTGAGTCTACACTCGCGTGATCCATTTCTAACATTGCATCTACGTGTCGTTTAATCGTCTTTAGGTTTCCAAAGAACATGTAATTGTCAGGTTCTCTCATGCAACCACCGTCCATTCCTCCACAGCCACAAGAACATTCGTTAATTCGTCTCATTAGTTTTATGTATTTTTTTATTATTTAACAAATTGTGAAAAGCTCATAAGTCTTCTTGATTCAGAAGTATCATCGGCTTTAACTTCTCCTTCTACTGGTGGAGGAGGAACTGATCCTGATTTGATCTGTTCGTCACTAGGTGCGACACCGGATCTTTCAGAAGGTTGTTCGTCCAACGACTGGTCTAACGCAAACTTTATTGAAAACTTGTCGGTTGACTTTGTGCTAGGTAAGGCTGTCTGAACGATTCCTCCAGGAAGTCCTTTGCTGATTGCTTCCCACTCCTGTTGACTTACGACGAATGAGATCGCGTTTGGATCGTCTAACGATCCGCTCTTGTGCTTCTCAGTGATAGTTATCTTCATTGGAACCTGTATGATGTCAGTCGCGTTAGTCTTGTTAACTAGATTTGTGTCAGGCTTAGTAAGAGTCCCATCCAATTCCAATTGATCCTTTTCCTTCTTGGTAAGGAGCACGTCTAACATGTGAGTCTCCTGCATCTTATTAAAATCAATTGTCACCGGTGAATCGCTCTGTGTGTAGCTAGACTGGAATGTCTCAGGGGCAGTAGGTGTTCCCATCTCTTCTGGACTTAGGGGCTCTCCCATCTGTTCTGCCTCAAATATCTTTGCAAAATTAAAGTACTTATGCATTAGTATTTCTTTTTTTGTTATTTATCTCTAATCAGAATAGGTTTTAGAATATAACTCTGACATTAAGTCTATCATTTTTTCGATAGTGCCCTCTCTTCTCAATTCCTTGAATACTAGGTTTTCAACTGAAAACTCTCCACCGGCCGTGAGTCCAGACTTTCTATCCGCTAACACCTTCCTTTTTAGTCTCTCGACATACTCATACAGCATCTTGGCCTCAACTCCCTTGGCAGATTTTGCCCGTCGCTGCATCATCTTGAGCTCTGTTTGAATGACTCTCTTCTTCTCAGCAACGTCTCTTTGATCTATCTGAGGAGGATTGTATTTGGGAACTATTATCCACTCTCCTCTAAGAAGAGAATAGAGGCCGGATGCGGTGTGTTGTTCGTCTTTATGTTGAATGTAACACTCTACGTCATGTCCTCTAAGGATTACTGGATGTCTCTGATTCCACATGAATCGCTGGCCATCAAGAGCCTTTCTCACTAGTTCAACGTTTTCGTCAACCTCTGCAAAGTCCACGATGATGTGAACGTCCAAGTCTGAGTCCATGTTCCAATTATAGTTTGCAAGAGAGCCGGTTAACTGGACATCTATCACTTTTACCCCAAGCTTAAGAGAGTTCCAAAAGTCTTCTGCTACTTCTAAAAGAGTTCTACGCACGTCAGTCCTCATCTCATCTCCGTCCCAAATCTTTGGACAGAGTTCTTTATGGTACTCGACCTTTTCGTTGATCCAATCGTTGAATTTTCTAGCCCGATGTTTCAAAATAAGGGATAATTTGTATTATTTATCTGGATCGAATTAAGATAAATAAACATATGAAGCACATTGCACCTTATGAATCCATTAATGAGTCAGTCCCTCAAAACGGCATCGTCCTGATCAAAGGAAAACCTAGAGGAAAGGACAAGGAAAGGATGCTCTATGCTGGGCATGTGATGAGCTCAGCTGAGCTCAAGCCTGGAGTCACCATGCTCTTCATGTCTGATCAATTCTATCGAATAATAAAGGATGGCGATAGGCTCAAGGGAGTAAGGATCAATTGGAGGAGCGAGGAATCTCTAAAGGACTCGTTAAACCTAAAGTCTCCTGGAAAGATAACGATCGCCAGAAATAACAATAAGACTCCATATCATTGGAAGACCTTGAAGGAGACCTCAATAACTCAAGCGCTGGATCGAGTAAGATATGATCTTGGTGGATCTGACTATCTCTTTGAATCTGAGAGGGCTAGCGGCGGTTA